TCTTTTTCCTTGCTTTGTTGTATGGTCAGACTTGTTTGGTTCTTAGTAACGTCCAGCTTCTCCATACCCTTGCTCTTTTGGGGTCTATGGTTTGGGGGGGTTCTTCTTGTTGGTAGGCCTTTTTATTCTTGGATGTTTTTAATGAAGCCGTCCCTGGCTTACTTGAAAGGCTGTTTAGCATCCATCAGCCGTTGCTATCGCCCAGCGGGGCACGTTGTATCAGGCGGTGGTTAAAACGCTGTCGTTACCGCGAATTACCCGAAAACTAATGTCCCAGCACTGTTTACCTTTTTGCGGTGAAGGCTGGATAGTGAGCAACTGAATACCGGTACTGGCCTGCTTCACAATTTCCCCAGCAGCAATGCCGTGGGTAATTTCAAAGGGCATCACTGATGCAGCGCGGATGAGCGCGAACGGATCGAAAGTCGATAGCGCTGGGGCCTCAATAATGAATTTGCCTTCTTCGCTCCAGTCATCAATGTAGATTTGATTAACTTCGGTGCCTTCGTCGTGCTCTATGCTGTTGTTGTCGGCCAGCTCGTACTCATAGAGGTTGAGCGCCTGCCCATCGAGCGTAAACGTAGTATTAGCCTTACTGAATGGCAGCGGCTTTTGGAACGCCGCAAAGCTTGGAGTAGGTGGAGCACCATCCAACGTGCCGCCATAAATACCTTGCACCTCAGCTGAGATTTTTGGAATTTGGCCCATGGTACCCGCATTCGACAGGCTGGCTTTGCCCGCCAGCAAAATGTGGTACATGCCTTCCCAGTAAAAGTAAATCGCACCATCCAGTTCGGCGGAGGCGTTCAGTATCCGGCTATGCGTAACATCACTGGCGTTTACCGTTTCATCCCTGGCGGCGAGTTGTATTAATGCACTCCATGCCGCTGGGGTTGTCGCTGTGCCTGAACCTGCCCATTCAATTGGGGCGGTTATGCTAATGCGCTCACCGGTTTGAATTACCGGTTGACCACCTGACTGGCCATCGTCCAGGTCACGGGTGATTTGCTCGCTTTGATACGGGTTTACGGCAAGGCCGGTAGTAAGAATGGCCACCGGCGTGGCACCGTTGGCAATGTAGTCCGTGCCTTTGGCGTCTTCCGGGCGCTTGAGCGCCATCATGATGAACTTGCGATTGTCTTTGTAACCTGGGGTAATGCTCATGCTTTAGTCTCCAGCGCTTTGGCTTGTTTGGCCGTGGTTTCGGTAGGGCGGTCTTCTACGTGCACCACCTTCAACTGGTAATGGGCGCTGATTTGCGCTTGCTTACCGGCACTGAGTTCGCCATCTTTAAACTTGTTTTCGCCTGGCGCAAAGTCGATAGCTGCGCGGCGAATGGGGTGGTCACTGCTGTTGGTAACAATAATCATCAGTTAACTCCTTGGTACCAGGTGTTGGTTGTAAATCGGTCTATCCACCACAGACCCTGGGGGGCAAATCCAACTAAATCACCAGCACCTAATAACACCGGCTCAAAGTCGGCGCTGGGTTTCCAGCCATATAAGCTATTGCGCAAGGCCGTGCGGTACTGCTCCAGTTGCACCAGGGCTTTATCGCCGGTGCTGTCGTTAATGCTTTTAAGGCCAATGACCACCCCAAAAGTGATCACGACGTCTTGTAGCGGCTGGCCAATATCCACATCGCGCGAATTGCCAGCAGGGCGCTCATTCACCGGCACTACATAAGCCACACTGCTGCGGTGAATGGGTTCGCCGATGGCTTCACGCACATTGGCCGCACCGCCTACATGGTCGAAAATCGAGTTAATGCGTGTTTGAACCAGGGTTAACATCTAAATAAACCCCTTTGATTCTTCGCGGCTCCACACGCTACCACCGCTTTGCATTTCGATAGCGTCATCAGACGTGGCAACTTCCTCGCTATCGCTAAGGCCTAAACGTACTCCGCCTTTGCCCACCGACTTTAAAAAGGCCAGTGCAGCGTCATAGCGTTTTTGGACAACATCAGGGATTGCATTGTCATAAAGATTAAACCGGGCGATATCACCGCATAGCTTGGGTAATACGCTCGGCACCGCAGAAAGCGGCAGGGCATAACGCCCTCCCAAATAGCCATCAATCAATGCACTGGCATCGGCAATGGCGGAACCAACCACCTGTTCGTCTATAAAGCCGCCTCCGTCCCGGTCCGACAACTGAAGTATTTCTTCAGCACCAAACCGTTCTACCAGGTCGTTGGTGGTGCAGTAATTCACGGGTTATGCTCCCGCGTTCGCTGCGCCGGTTTCCTTACTCGCTTTGGTGCCTGCCTTGGCCGTGGTAGATTCGGTTTTCTTAGCAGGCGTTGCTTTTTCCTGCGCCGCTTTGGTGGCGGGGTGGGCCAGGTACCGTTCGAGCGGTGTGGTATCAACCCCTTCAGGAATGGCGTCGGCTGGCATTTCGCGAACAGACAGTTTCTTTTCGGCGTGGATGGCTTTGAGCTGGTCTTCGCTGAGTTCATCTTTTGCGAAGGCGGTACCGGTGTCGGTAAATCCGAGACCGGCGCGGCGAAAGGAAGGCACGCTGGCCGTAATAACGAGAGCAATAATGGTTGCTTTGGTTACAGACATGATTTTCTCCTTGCAACCGGCTTACGTACCCATGT